TAGAAACGAGTAAAACAAGTATTACGCTAAATATAACAAACATTGTAGCGTGATAGATTTTTAGTTCTGTGCTTTTCATAGTTCTATACCTCCATCTTTAGCCATCTCCCACAATTTATCACGCGCATCCTGTAACGCATTATATGCATCATCGGTTATATTCTCTTCGTATTTAAGTATTCCTCTTAAATATTGGTCGAACTCGTGAAGAACTACGCTCATATCTACCGCCTTGTTTACAAGATTGTATTCGTGCTGGTCTTCTGGTAGGTTAAATTCTAATATTGCTTTCATATCAGTCTCTATTATTCCAATTGTTTAACACATCTATAATCTCTTCCCAATCAATTTGGTCTCTCATTTGCGCTTCAATTGCGTTGCATTCTTCCTCTGAGAAAACATAAGGATAGTAAATACCTGTGATGCCGTTCCATTTCGCTCCTTGAATGCTTTCAAAGATGAATTCTGGTGTATCCTCGTATATATTGTATTTATACCTGTATTCGGCTTTAGCTGAGAATGCTTCTATCACTCCTTGTGAATAGACAATTTCTAATTCAAACTCTTTCTGAGTTCCTGTAAAGTTTTGGATTTCTACTTTCATAATTTTTCTGTTTTGTTGGTTCAAATATATATTTAATTTTTAAAGTCTTTTATCTTTTGCTTATATTTTTCTATGATCTCTTTTAATTCTTCTCGTGTAAACTTTCGTGTTTTCATCGCATCAATGCTTAAACGCTCGAATTCTTCATATCCTAACTTAACTAAAAGATTTTCACGGTAAGGTAAAAGGTTGCCAGATAAAAACGAATTACAATACTCACATTGTAAATGTACATTGCGCTCATCGAACCTTACATTGAAGTGTCCACCTGCTGAATAGAAATGTCCTGCGTTTCCTTTCTTAGGAGTTTTATTACAACTCACGCATAAATTTCCTTCATCTCTTAACCTAATATATTTGTTAAATACTTGCTGCGCTACTTTCATTAAATCTTGTACCGTAGTTAGTTCGTCTTTTAATACCTTTTTACGTTCATTCCACGCTTTACTCTTCTTTTGTGCAGTATGTTCTATAGCGCAGTTTAAACTACAAGTGCTTTGTGCAGTAGTGTATACCGGTGTAAATTCGTTTTTACATACCTTGCATTTCTTAGCTTTCATATTTTTATGGCATTATGTATAGAAATTAATGTATATGTCTTTTCAATTTTGTTATTATTTTCAAATTCTGTTTGTTTAGGCATTGAATCATCAGTAATCCAATTTGGTTTTATATCATTTATATTGAAAACAAATATTCCTTCTGGTGTTGAATTTATATAAAAAGCCTTGCAATTCATTTTGTTTAAACTATCATATTTAATTTTCTCTAACATCAAATTATCGTAGTGTTTTTTTCTACATTTTAACTCAATTACGCATTTATATGTTGAACTAAAACAATCATAACTTGAAAATTTATCTTCGCTTTTTGTTAAATCGTATATATAATATTTTTTTAAATAATTAAATAATTGTTCTTCATTCATAACAACTGTTTAAATTCATTATTTTCTCGCTTTAACTTTAAATACTCCGTATGGTATTGAGCAAGTCTTCTAATTAGCTGATTGTTCTCATCTTCCATAGCGCTCAAAGTATCTCTGGTCTCACTCATCCATATTTCGTATTTCTCTAAGGTTTCTATTAAATCCTTTCTATGTTCGTGTTTATCTCGTAAATCGTGTAGAGAAAGTCGGATGCTTCCTATAATCGCATTTAAGGAAGTCTTAGCGTGTATTACATCAAATAAGTTCATATTAAAAAGGGAGTTTATCGTCAAAGTTACTATTATGTTCTAATGCTCTGTAAAAAGATTGTGTTTCGTTATTCATTACATTCTTTCGTCTTTTAATAGGGTCGATACCACCAATCTTAAATCCTAAACCACTATTGAAATCAAATAACAAAGGCATACCCAACTCAGTACATTGACCACCTGTGTCTCTATCTTTAATTTTTTCTATGTCTATCATTGTAGAGTATTTCATTGTAGGATGTTTAACTAACCTGTGAATGATTAACATATCGTCACATCGATTTAAGAAAGGTTTACCGCCTTCTATATGTGCTTTAAGTGGTGGTTTTAAATGCCCTTTCCATTCAGGAAAGTCATCTCCGTATAACATACCGCTTCTACCACTTTCTGAGTTAGGATGTGTTGATACATATAAAGTCTTTCCAGATTGATTACAAAATTGTCTTGTAGTATTTAAAAATTCATAGTTATCTGAATGCTGCATACCTCTATCTAATCCTGTAAATGGGTCAATAAATCCTATATCTGCATCTGTAGAACCAATTATATCTAAAACTTCTTTTGGCTTGTATAGTTTTTCATTGCTTAAAAATTTAAAATAGTATTCAATAAACGATTCGTGTTTACGTATCTCATCATAAGTTAAATCCTTAAAATGTTTGCCGGAATACATTTGTATTAAATCACGCATCACTTGACCGCTTGAGTTCTCACCCATCCAAACAATTGTTTTCAAATCGTGGTTAGTAGCCAATGCAAGAAAGTACCATTCCATCCAGTAGGATTTACCTACATTATCGTGTCCTAAAACTATATTTAGCTGCTTACGTTTAAACCTAATGTAGTCATCTAATACGCATCCTATACCTAAACCTTGAGATATCTTACCGTTTTTATAGTCGTTTAAGTATTTTGTGCTATGTCCTGTTGATAGTATCATTTGTTTAGTTCCATTTGTTTTAAAACGTGTTCGTATCTTATTTGCTCTTCAGATTTAGCTATCTGTTTAGGTTGTTTAGGTAAATATGAAATTGTATTACTTAAAGTTGATTTCCAATTTACAATTTTAATCATTTTACCATTCTTCTCCTTACACCAATCATTAACTAACCAACTTTGATGTTTAAGTTTTAAGGCTTCTATGGATACATCTTCAATTAATGAAACACCATAAGAAACAAACTCTTCTATACTTGGTATAGTATTCTTTTCATTCTTTACATTCTTGTTTGTTGTTATCTCCTTGTTATCTCCTTGTTGTCTGTTTGTTGTTTGCTTGTTGTCTCCTTGTTGCTCACTTTGATAACTATCGTAATTACAGACAGTTAGCCGTGTTGTTTTTCGTAGTCCTTCCGTGTTAATCATTCCATCTTTTTCTAATAATTTTAAAAATGTTCTGAGTTTCTGAATTGTCCAATCCTTACCTAAAATACTTACCCAAGTAGATAAGCTATTTATACTTTGTCCTCTTTTACATTCTATTAATTCTCCTTCAATAATAACCTTTGTAGATTGATGATTAACCTCTGAAATAATTACAACCCAAGCCTTAAAATAATTAGCATTTTTAAATACCCAATGGTTTCTAATTTGTCTATGTATTTTAATCCAACCGCTCATACCTTAATTAATTGAATATGGTTAATATTAACTAACAGTCTATAATCAGCTTCTAAACCAATTGATTTATTCCTGTGTCTTACTTCTTGATTGTATTCAACTAATTCAATCCAATCTCCTTTTCTTTCTTTGTTTAAAATCTCGTCAAAAGATTCTTCTACATTAAGAACACCATTTGTTAAAACAATTTTTGCCATAATAATAATTTATTAAATAACAAACCCCGATAAATCCGTAGGAGTCTCACGTCTACTTCATTATCAGGGTTCAATAACTTCTTTAGGTTAACTATGTTTGAGACTCTAACCTTGTTGCAAATATAACTAAATTTATTTACATACTAAAAAGGCAATCCAGAACTTTCGTTTCTAATCTTGTCAGAAGTATTCTCCATCTTTTTAAATGGTTCTTGAATCTTACCCGAAAAGAACTTACCTGCTTTCCCATCTTTAATCCATAGACTAATTTCTAATTCTCTTCCATCTACGTTAATAGTTCCTCTGTAGTCAGGATGCTTCTCGTTTTCTTTCTTGTTATTCTTAAAAATAACTGCCGTGTTCGTGTTGTCGTAACTCATTTTTACTTTGTTTTTAAATTATACTTTTTAATTGATCGTAGTAGTTTCTGCAAAGTTCTACCTTCTCTTTAATCTGTTCGATAGCCTGTTCGTCTCTTTCTACGATGAATCTTTTAATTCGTAGGTTGTTAGGAATGTGGTCAAACGTATGCTGGGATTGTACCGCTTCACGCAAGTCTAAATCCTCATCTATTAATCCTGCTTTCCAATGCGCTCTTCGTACCTCATCTTCTACAATTTGATGGGGTGTGTTCATTAAGCAGTAAATTAACTCAGCACTATCCATTCCGGTAAGAAACATATAACCTTGCATCTGCCAAAAATAATCTTTATTCTTTAACTCAGTATCGAATAATGGAAACGTAGAACCATCCCAAGAGCATTTTATATCAGCAAGTAAGTCTTTTGTAATTACATCGGGTTCGCCTGTTAGCCATTCGTTATTATATCGTTCCGTGTTTTTAACTACAAACTCCCATCCGAAAAACTGACCTGCAAACTCTATTGCCTCATCTTCCATCTGTAGTCCTTTGTCTGTGTATCTACTCCAAAACTCTTTAGCTATTCCTAATTCCTTTTCTTTAAAGTAATCTTGAATATAAGTCTTTGCCGTTTCAGATAGAACCTCTCCCTTTGTTCTGGGAGAAGTCATTATCTTACCTATTGCGCTACATTTAATTTTCATAACAATAACATTGCTTTGGTTTGTAACTCAGTTAATTCATATCCTTTCAAAGCATTTTTAAATTGCTCAGTAGTTAATTCTCCGTTTGATACTTTAGTAAGTCCAGATTCAAAACGCTCTTGAGGAAATAACTTACTTACTGCTTCTCTTGCCGTGTTTCCATCGTCATCTACGGCCTGTAAACTTAAAAGCGTCTGTAAACTTCCTCTTCGGTAATAAGTAATCGAAGCAATTAATTTTTGTGGGTCTGTAATCATTGGAAGAACTAAACTGCTTTCTATCTTATCTCCGTTTTCTATGTCTATTATCTGAGTGCATACCTTGCCGTCTAAGATGGGTTGTAAGAGTATTAAACCGTGTTTTAATAGGATTGGTTCAGTGGCTTCTAAAATAGCGTTTAAATCAGCGTATTTTGACTTAAAGAAAGGATTGTTAGAACCTTTAGTAACTTTACCTATCTCTTGATTTGCTTTCCATAGCTTAGTGTAGATAGTTTCGCTTTTCGGTAGAACGTCTACCACTTCTTCTTTTTTCATAGTTATTCTGTTTTTAATTGTTTACAAATATAGTATTTATTAACTTATAGCATACCTTCAGAAGCTAACTTTTTTTTGATTAATCGTTCTAAATAAATTAAAGAGTTCTTTTCGTTCTCGCTTGAATCGTTTGAATAAGGTACGCTAAGATCAATGCAGTTCATTATTTTATCAATCTTTTCTTTTAACACATAATCAAATCCGTTATTTGCTTGTCTAACTACTTTTAAAGCGTGAATAACTGTGCTATGGTCTTTATCAAAGAACTTACCTGCTTTGCTCAGGTGCATATTTTCTATTGCTAACCAAACCATACCTAACTGCCGCCATTGCATTACTTCTCGTTTGCGTGATACTTGCCTAAGATAGTCCAGAGAGAAAGGACAAGCTATTAGAAAATCCTCAAACACGAATCTTGTATTTTTAGGAAATGATTTCTTTGTGTCTGTAATTGATTGTATGTTATAATTCATAATTCGTGTATATCTGTTATTAAACCTTTCCATAATTGGAATTTATCTTTAGCATCTGACTGAGTGTATGCGCTTACAATTAAGTAACGCTCCTCCCACCTCTTTAGCTTTACCTTGTATGTTATCTTAAATCGTTTCATCTTCTAATTGTTTAACTCTATCTTCTAATTCAGCGATTCTTTTAAGTATCATTAATAATGGTTTCGATGCTCTTCTTTGTTTAAACTCCATAATTTCTTCACGAGTTTCTAAACCGAAAAAATGTAGTATTTTTTTCATTTTAATTTTTCTATTTTAAGTTCTAATAATTCAATAATTTCTTTTAGCATTGATAATGTTTGTTTTCTTCCTTTTAAAGATTCAGGATAACCTTCCCATTTTCCTGTTTCAATAGCAATCTTACACCTTTCATATTGTTTTTTTGATAATGCTAAATTCCATTCAGCTTCTTCTAATTCTGTAATTTGTTCAAAGTGTCTTTTCATATTTTCTCGCATTCATTCCAATCGGAATATTTACCATTTACTTTAACTCTATACTTCCATTTAGAAAGCCTTGAACACATTACAAAGAATTCACCTTCGAACCATAAGTGTTCATATTCTTTTTTAAAGTCGGAGAAACATCCTCTAACTTTTACTTTGTCTCCTTTTTTAAATTCTTCCATAGCTTTTTATTTCTGAGATTCTGTTAACTAATTGAGCGTTGTAGTTGTCCCAATATCTTTTCAAGTCTCCGTGTCTTACTCCGTTGTTAGGGATGAACTCGTTTTCTAATGTCGTAGGCTTTACGTGTTGGTTAAATGCCTCTGTTACTTTCTTAAATACATTTCGTGTTTTCATAATGACAATATAAATTTGTGATACTCCTTAATTAAATTATCTAATCTGATCAATGTTTCTTCTGAATAAACATCTGTGTTTGCTTGTCGCTCAATCTCCAATTGCTCAACGTACTTTATTAATTCTTCTTTCATATCTCATCAAGGCTTTTAAGTTTATCAATCACTATCTGGTAGCTTCTCCATAATCTACCTAATCCACGTTGGCAGGTATCAATGACATTCTCAGAATGCTCGAAAAAGTTGTTAGGGATGGCTATCTCTGCATTATACCGTAGCATATTATCTATTCGGTTCTGCATTCCTTCGCATAAGTAAAGCAATTCGTTTGCTTTTGCGTGAAGTTCTAAGGCTTCTTTAATCTGTTTTTTCATCTGTTTTGTTTTAGTGTGCGTTACCGAGTCGCACCCCTCGTTGTTTTTTATTTTAATTTGAATGAAATGTGACCTCTGTTGTAAGTTCCTGAAACCGAAGCGACAATAGTTTTATTATTGTGTTCAACAAAACAAATTTCTTTTTCCGAAGGGAAATGTTTTGTTTCTTTTGCAAAGATTGCTTGGAACAACTTATATTGTTTTAAACTAATAACTCTATCACACCAGTCGAAACCACTGTTTAAATCGTTGTAAATGTCTTGAAGACTATCAACTTTGATAAAACCTTTTTCAATTCTTTGTTTTTGCTTTTCCTCGTACCATTGAATAAGTAAAGTTGCAATTGTTAATTCAGTTTTCATATCTGTTTTGTTTTTTGTTTTGTGCCTTATTGACCTTACAAATGTACACAATTGTTTATAACTACCAAACTTTTACACAATTATTTTTACTTTTTTTTTGATTTATTTTTGAAAGCCTTATAAACAAAGGGATGTAGGATGTAAAAAAAACAAAGGGAGAACATCTCTGAACTCCCTTTCTTACCTAAACAAAACAGATTGTACTTTACGAAAAAAGTTTTACTAAGGTACGTATTTATCTTACTTTACCGTTTATTATTCTTAAGTTCTTTACTTCAAAGTCTCCATTGTCAAACGTAGTGACAAATGCAAATCCGTGATTCCATTTATTGTAAGGCATATATTCTGGAGATAATCCGCATAAACTACCCATTGACCAAGTTGTAACTACATTACCTTGTAGATCCTTCTCGCTATGCTCAGACGTTGCGTGATGGTGTCCAATGATTGCGTTAGCTTTCGCCCTTACATACAATCCACGTGCTACGTTTACAGGACTAAATACACTTTGTCCGAATTCGTGTCCGTGCATAATGTTTAGATTACCTGCTTTAATGATTTGCTTGTCTTTAATTTCAGTTACTCCTAATTCTCCAAATCTAAGGATGCTTTTTAACTCAAAGTCTGCAATCCCTAACAACTCAGGTGCTACCGTTTTTAAGTAGTTTTCCCACCTTGCTTCGTGGTTTCCTATCTTGAAGTATATTGGACAATCGAACTCATCTCTAAGTTGTCTTAGAAAGTCTCGTGTCATATCTATCTCTCCTGATAAATCACGAAGCCTTCTATCTTTAATAAAACGAGATGCTTGATACATATCCATAGTATCGCCGTTTAATATAATAGCGTTAGGATTATGGTCGTATGCCCATTCTAAAGCAATACTCAAAGCATCTACATCGTGGTAAGGTAAATGAATATCTGATAGGATTAAGATTCTATTATTGCCTTTAGGCATTATAAAAGGCTCTTGCTCTTTATAGTCTGATTCGGGAAGTTTCTTCCATCCGTTAGATTTTCTTTTTTCTTCTTCCGTTCTTTTGTATTGTTTTATTCCTTTTGATTGTTTGTGTTCTCCTCTTATAATTCTAATACAACTCCTTACTGCTTCTACATTTTTAAAGTCTAAAGAATGGTCGTTGTAAATTAATTTAGCTAAGGTTTGAGTTGCCATAGCAGGATGCTTTTCTAAATAGTCTATAACTATTGATTGATTTACGTTCATAATAAGTTTGAATAAAAAAACCGATGTTACTCGGTTCTATTTGCGTTTGTAAGGTATATAGGTAGATTTTCCGCCTTTCTTTATCATTCGTAAGACTTGCTTACGATTATGTCCTTCTCGGTAGGAAATATGAAACCAAGCTGCCTCAGTATCATTTCCTGCTTCATAAATTAATTGGTCGAAAACAACGTTGTCTATAATCCACTCGAATAAATCTCTATCGTGTAAATCTAAGTCTATTGCTTCGCCTAAACTATGCTGAGACGTTAAAGCCCCTCCAATGCGTTTATTTACGGCAGGAGAACGATAACCACTATTCACTCTAATTGGCTTTCCTAAATGCTCTCTAATAGGCTCAAAACAATTAATAGCTAATGCCATAGCTTTAGCAAGTTGCCCAGAGTTCATCGAGTTGTTTATTCCGTAGTTTGTAGCAGCATCTGAACGCTCAAACTCTGCTCTACTTAAATGCTTACTTAACTGCATATTACTATTAGGTAAGTTACTCTTTAGTAAGTTGTGACAATGTAGCAACTACTCCACCTACTGCGATTAAATAACCACTTGCCGTAATTAATGCTGCGGGTAAAGCTACAGGTGCTGCGATTATAGCTGCTCCTACTGCTCCTGCAATGATCCCTACTCTTTGTACTTTCTTCCAAAACTTTGGCGTTTTAGATAGCCATCTTTCTTTTAGTTCCATTTTTTACTTTTAGTTTATCAGGAAGTATAGCGAAAAGTTGAACGTGGTTAGATTCGTGTTTATATGCACTAACCGCTTTAGAAGTCGTTAAGCAATTGTATAGCTTTTCTTCAACGTCAGATAGTCTACCATTCATCCACCATAGACAAAGACAAAGTAATCCCGTTACTCCGTGTTTCTTTATTGATTCAATTATCGTTATAGGTTCCATAGTGGTAAATATAACTATTTATTTAATTTAATGGTGGTATAGTAACTTCAAAATCTGTAGGATTCCCTAATACTACTTTCAATGATTCATCAAATGTGATGTAATAAAATATAGGTGTATCTAAAGATGCAGTTTCATATTCTACCCAATTCTGTGTTACGTCATCAGGTGATACGGGAATTCCGTAGTAAGTATCACAAGCCTCTCTCGCATCAATTGCTTGTTTCTCTGTAGTGTATTTATATCCGTTTACTTCCATTAGTATATTGTATAATAAGTGTTAATGTTTGTTTGAATTCCTGCTCTATTTGTCATTTGGTTACTATTCCAAACTATGAATTCTTGCATATACATATTAGCCCTTCCTTGTGTTCCATTTCTATCAAATAAACTTACAGTAGTGCCAATGCTAGTGCCTATATTTTGACCTCCATTAGTTACTGTTGTATTGTTCCCATATAACTCCCAATCAGTTCCTGTTGTTGCTGATTTGGCAACTAATAATGATTGATTGTTATTTGAATAAGATGGAGAAAATGAAGGTCCATTTTGATAAAAATCATACCCACCCGATAATACATTAAATGCTCCGCCAAAACCAGCAGCACTCCATAACCCAAAATTACCCGATGTGCCTACTTTATCAACTACGGTAAATATTGAACTTGGATTTGTTAATGACAATGTCGTATTTAATAATGTATCATTAGAACCATCTCCAAGTATAGCAGGTAAACCATTTACTAAATCTATGCTTCCCGCATTTACTATTCTTGGCTGATTAACTGCCGTTGCTTGTGTTGCATTTTTAGCATTCCCTGATTGGTCGTATATAGTAACTACAAATCCATTGTTAGCACCCACAAATGTAGTAAGTGCTGATTGGTCTAGCACATTGTTTATATCATATCCTATATCTTGCTCTGCATTATCACTTGACCTTCTAACTCTAATTAGTGAACCAGTATATGTAGAAGATAATCTTCTTGCAGCAGAATAAGCTACCGCAGCACTCGTATAAGTGTCAAGCAATCCAGTGAATGCTGGTGCAGAAACCTTTCCTGCTAATCCTAATAATCCGTAGTACATTATGCTTGAGTTAAAGAAGCTATAACATCGAATGTATCGTCTGTAGAATTGTAAATACACCCTACATAAGTCGTTTTGCTAATCGTTGTAGTAGTTGGTAAAGTAACACCTACCGCTCTGAATTTAGCACCGAATGTAATTGCTCTTGCAGTTCCGTTGTCTTTGATTCTAAATATCAATGCTTGTCCTTCAGCAAAAGTTCCTGTAGGATTAGCTAAAGTAAGTGCCGCAGCTTGAGCAGTAATTCTAACTAAATCATTCAAAGACGTAGCAGTAACCGTAGCCGAACTCGTAACAGATTGAACTCGTGGGTTAATGATGTTTGCACCTGTAATGCTTTTAGTAACATACGATGCACCGCTAACCTCAGATATAACCATTAAATCAGTTGGTGCAAGTGCTGCGCCTTTAGCCGTTAGTTCACTTATTTTCTTTTCTGCCATTTTTTATTTTTTATCGTTCTAATAATGTTTCGCCTGAATAAGAAACGTCATAAACTGCTCCAAATCCACCGCTATTAAATAATGTCTCATCTATAAGAAAGTCCTCTGCTTCTGTCACAAAGAAATCAGAATTCTCAGCAAGTAGGTTTGTAGTTTCTAAACCACCGCTACTCCCATCTGCTCCCCAACTAATCGTGTTAAGAACGCCTTGTCCCCATCCTATTGTGTTCGCCATCTTTCTCTACTTTCTTTAAGTATAACTTTAACTTTTGTATATTGTTTTCTTTTACCTTGTACTTCTTCATAAATACCACCCATTTAAGTTATTCTCTCCTCGTGGGTACATATCACCATTTGAATTAGAATTATACTCTGGGAAAGATGCCATATTAAAACACATATAATCTACAAATCTTTGTGTATAGTGTTGTGCTATTTGTCGTTGCTTTTCTACTAAAAAATCTACTTCGTTTTTTTCTACCGTAGTAGCGTTTTCTGAATCGTGTTTATATACTCCTTTGTTAGCGATCGTATAAGCTGCAAAAGGTAAGTATTCAACCATTGCCCAATGGATCAACATAGGCTTTACATAATCTACTAAAAGGTCTAAATAAGGATTAGCTAAAGTATCTGCTATTATATCAGCTTTGATTCTATTCAGTAAGTCTGTACCTAACATTGATTGTATGTGTACATCCTGCGCTATTTTGATAAACTGAATAAATTTATCTGTATCTACATTACCATTTACCGCAGTAAATTTAACTAAGTCTGTTCTCGATATTAAAAGTGCTTCCGCCATTATTTTCCGTAATTAGGGTGATGTCCTCTGTTAGGCATATCTATAGGTGCTACTTTGCTTTGTGCATTTCCTGTAGGTCGTGGGGTGTATGATTTAGGTATTGAATTAACCTCGTTAGATGAACTCAAAGATTTATCCTCTACATATCCTTTACCATCTTTTTTAGTCTTTAGTTTATAAAGAACCTCGTTCCAATAGTGAGAACAATTAACTCCACCTTTGAATTTGAACAAGTCGTAAGGTTGTCCCTTATGCCCTAACTTCTCATTTACTCCTGCTCTACTTGCTTTGTCGATGTCTTCTAAACGATATACTACTCCGTTTGCAGTTCGTGCCATCATTTTAACACAAAACTCTCGTGAGTTAGCTTTATTATATCGCGCTGCATATTCATATCTAACCTTGTAAACTGATTTGTCTAAGTTAGATTCTCTACTTGGCTCTGATTTAATTACAGATGCTAAACGTGCTAATACGCTTTTCTTTGGATTTAAAGCATTATTTACCCATTCCTCTGTACTTATGTTATCCGCCTTTACTTCACGCTCTGTAACGCGCTCCCATTCGTCTCCTAATACTTCTCCTGCTAAGTCGTTTAATAGAACTTCTAACTCTTCATCCGTAGCTTCTGAACTTAACTGCGTTCCTGTTTCTTGTGCTACTTGCTCTTCGGTTTGTGCATTCTCTAAATCTGTAAATTCAAGTGGTTTAAGAGTTCTAAAGAATAGGTTAAGACTGATTCCGTTAACTGCTAAGATTCTATCAATAGCACTAAGCAATACTTCTTGTTTTGGTCGTATAACTAAATTATCAAATAACACAAAGCTATTTTGTAATTCATCCGCATTTGAACTAAATCCATTTGTTGAAGCAATACCGAAAAGCAAAGGACTTGTAACGTTATGCGATAACATAATCTTACGCATACACTCTTCACTCAATTGATTGTATAAATCGGGTGCATTGTCTACCGGTATAGAGTCTATTGTAGTTTTACTTTCAGCGTTGTTATTAAATGCTACGATTACTCGTTGTCCATTTGCGCCTGTAAGTTTAGACATAACCTTAGAAGAAATAATATCTTGTTCCTCTGGTGTTGGTTGTCCATTATTGAAGTTTACTACCGTGCGTGAACTAAATGAAGACTGAACCTCAGAAATTAAATAGCTTGATATCTCTTCTTCTAATACTGCGTATGGGATGCCACCTTGATAATCTACATAGCTAAAGTATTTCATCCCTACCGAATAAGGTTGAATGAACATTATTTCTACTTGCTCATTACCGAATCCAAATGCAGGAATTCTCTTAGGTGCATAGTTTCTTAAATCTTCCCAATTATCCGAATAGTAATAGGCTTCGATTTGTCCGTCTTTATTACACTTCTCAGGTGCTAAAAGATGCACAGGTATATGATACGCCTTTAATACTTTACTTCTATCTTTAGAATAATGTACTTGAAACGCTGCTTGTCCTAACATCTCAAAATCTAATACTACTTTACGCATATCGTCCGCGTTAATCATAGCCATCATCTGAGCGTACTCATTAGGCTTTCTTGAAGCATCTACTGCGCTTAAACCTTTACCATATATCAAACGGCTAATATTGTTTATAATAGCGTTATTGGTCGTAGAGTTTTTATATCTATCAATTAAGAACTGATAGTAAGAGTTATTTTCTCCATACGTTACCCATTCATTCTTCTTTGATTCCTCAATAATAGGTGCTTCGTATTTTGCTAAATTTAAGATGTGTAGATTACTCATAAATTATAAAGTCGTTTGTTGTAGTAGAAGATGTATACTGCCCATTGTTAACGCTGAAAGATACTATAGGTTGATTAGTACAGAATACCTTGTCTTTAAATACTATGTCACTTCCGTTTTTTAATACCAACATATAGAAATGATTTTCAACTAAATCAAATATAGCTTCTATAGTGTGGTAATATTCTCCTACTACAGAATCCAATATTTCTACTTCA